ACAATCAATAACTTATGGCTTGCAATCTAACCAAGGGCTATGCGATACCGTGTAAGGATATTAGCGGCGGAATTTCTGCGATTTATATGTGCAATGCAGGATCTATCGCTACAATAACATACGCATCAAATGAGATCAGTGACATGACCGGGACCATCGTAATTTTTAAATACGAGCTTAACAATTCCGCAAATGCAATGACTACAACGCTAACAAGTTCAAAGGAGTCCGGCACAACTTTTTACAGTACTTCATTAGCGGTGACAATGCCTAAACTCTCAAAAGAGCAAACGGCTGAATTAAAATTAATTTCTTATGGACGTCCATCAATTATTGTGGTTGATCGCAATAATAATGCTTTGCTTTTAGGAACAGTGAACGGCTGTTCTTTGGAGTCGGCTACTATTCAAACCGGAGGCGCATTTGGTGATCTCTCGGGAATGGTACTCGAATTCCTATCGGAGGAAATTTCAGCACCAGACTTTATCAATGGAGCTATAACAACCAATCCATTGGCGGGCATGAGTTCGGCGAGTGTGACAGTGACAGCAGGGACAAACAGTTAATAACATTGTGTTTTGTTTGGGGGTGGTTTTGCTGCTCCCTTCAAAGCATATAATACAAACACATGACCAAAACAAAATATACCTTTAAACCCTTTGATTCTTTAGAATGGAACAGCATATCAGAAAAAGAAGCTGAAAATGCTTTAACTGAATTAGGATTTAAGGCTTTAAAAACTAATAAACTACATAACACAGCAATAGGGACCTTTAAATTGAAATAAAATGCAGGTTATTGACAGAACACAAACAAACAACACCTTGAATTTTATACCTAAATCTTATAATCCTTCGGGAGCAAATATTTTCAAAGTGGTGATAAAAAATGAAGAGCAAAACAAACAGGTCCACAGCGCAACAGTGAGCACATTTCCTGCAGTAGATTATTATTATACATATACAGCAGCCTTAGAGCAAGACCAAACAAAAGATTTTACATACTTACTTGAAATAACCAACACAGCGACTGGCTCAATATTGTACAGAGACAAAATTCTAGCTACAAATCAAACTGTTGCGGATTATTCTTTAAATGCTGGAATATATACAACAAACACAACGCAATCAAACGATTATTTAGTATATGAATAATACCGATTTCCACATTTTAAACCTGGCGGCCTATCAAACGCCCGAGATCATAGAAGATCCAAGAGAGGATTTTATTGCATACGGTGAAGACAATGATTTTTATAAAGAGATTATTGACGCTTTTTTAAATTCAGCAACTACAAGCTCAATTATTACAGGAATTGCCAATCAAATCGCTGGGAAAGGTATTGCAGCACATGACGCATCAAGTAAGCCGGACCAGTATGCACAATTTAAAAGTCTTTTTAAAAGTGAGTGTATTAAAAAAGTTTCAACTGATTTAAAACTATTGGGAGAGGCTGCCTTTCAAATAACATACAAAGGGAAAAAAGTTTCCGGAGTTTCACATTTTAACCGTGAAACTTTAAGAGCTGAAAAATGCGACGCTAAAGGAAAAATAAACGCATACTATTATCATCCGAATTGGGCTGAATATAACGACCCCGATGAGCTGACACGGATTCCCGTTTTTGGATCTGGATCAACAAATGAGATTTATATCATTCGAAAGTTTATTCCATCGATGCACTACTACTCGCCTCCGTCGTGGGTCTCGGCTTTAAATTACTCAAAACTTGAATGCGAAATTTCACAATACCTTGTAAATGAGGTTAATAACTCTTTTTCCGGGACCAAACTCGTCAGTTTTGTGAATGGTTTACCTACAGTTGAAAAACAACAAATGATTGCTTCTGAGATCAAAAACAAATTAACTGGAGCAAATGGTGAGAAGGTGATTGTTTCCTTTTCAGATTCAGTAGACAGCAAAACAATGATTGAAGATATAACGGTTAGCGATGCGGCCGACATTTATTCTTATATAGCTGAAGAGTGCAGCCGAAAACTTTTGCTTGCAAATTCTGTGACGTCACCTTTATTGGTTGGAATAAGAGATGGAAACTCTGGCCTTGGATCAAATGCCGAAGAAATACAAAACGCACAGAATCTGTTTGAAAATATTACAATCAAGCCCTTTCAAGAGCTAATCCTTGACGCTGTCAATGATATCTTAGGTCACAACGGAATTGCTTTGGATCTATATTTTAAAACACTTACTCCAATTGAGTTCACAGACACAACCGATCTAGTGACAAAGGATCAGATTGAAGAAGAGACTGGAGAGGAAATTCAAGACACTCAAATCACAGAAGAAGTGATTGAAAAAACAACTCCAACAGCAGAAGCCGACGAAGACAACAAAGCCTCTTACAACGGGGCTCAGATAGCTTCAGCGCTGTCTATATTGCAGAATGTAAAGGAGGGAATTATCACAACGGACCAAGCAATTGTTTTCCTTGTTCAAATGCTTCAGTTTGATATCAATGTTGCAAAGTCAATGTTTGACGGAACAGGAACACAAGAGTTGTTTTCTAAGATGGAAAAGGAAGAGGATTTGTCTGAAGAAATGGCAATTGAAATGTTGGCTTTCTTGGAAACTGTTGGGCAAGATGAAAGCGAATTGTCACAATATGAATTGATCTCTGTTGAAGATTCAGCAGACGAACCAGAAGATTTTCACGCTGAGAACTATCTCAATGGCTTAAAATTAAGTAAGCCCCAACTTGATTCAAAGTTGGACTCCGATATGTTTAAAGTTCGCTATAAATATGCAAGGGCTCGAGGTGTTAAGCCAAACGAAAGCGGAAATAAGAGCAGACCATTTTGCGAGGAAATGATGAAACTTGGTAAAATTTACCGAAAGGAAGACATTGACATGTTAAGCTTTAAAGGGGCTAACAAAGAATTAGGACACAAAAAAAAGCGATATTCCATTTTAAAATACAAGGGCGGAATCTACTGCAAACATATATTCGAAAGGCGAATTTATCAAAAGCGATTAAACTCAGAGGGAAAACCTTGGGGCGGTGCTGCTTTAGTAGGAACTAGTAAGATTAGTGTACAGGAAGCGTTGAGGAAAGGTTTTAGATTACCTAAACAATCAAAGGAAGTTGGACAAGCTCCATTCAATAGAAAAGATCAAGGAAAATACCCAGGATAAATGGCAGATATATTATTTTGTAGTAAGGACGATATTATTAGAAGAAGCCCAATTTTAGACGGGAATCTTGATGCGGATAAAATAGTCCCGGCTTTACACTTGGCCCAAGTTCAATATTTAAAAGAGATAATTGGAAGTGATTTATATGACTATTATGTTGCTGCAATTGCGGCACTAGTGGCAAACGGAACACAGATCCCGACGAATTATAAAGCTCTTTTAGACGACTATATTCAACCCATATTAATTCACCTGGCAACTAGTGAATTCTTAAAGACTGCATCAATTACGGTTTCAAATAAAGGCGTTTACAAACATAGCTCTGAAAATTCAAGCGAGATAAGCCTGGATGAAATGAAAGACATTATACAAATTGAGAGAGACAGGGCCGAAAGCTATACTCAAAGATTTTTGGATCACATGGCATTCAATGCAGCGAGTAAATTTCCAGAGTGGTATTCAAATTCAAATGATGAAATTTCACCAAAGTATGAATCTTATTCAATTGGCTGGGTATTATGAGCGGATTTGGATCAATATATTGTGAAAGTTGGTGGGGAGATAACAACCGCTCAGAAGGCTGGGGCCAAGTATATCCTATCTGCAGCAGAGTAGGTGTTGACAGAACAGATATCAAAGCAAGCAACGCACTAAGCGTGACTGCGGACATGACATAAATAATAATAATAAAATAAAATAAAATGGCTAAACAAACAGTTAACGTATCGACGCCCAATTCTGGAGAAGGGACAGAATTAAGGAGTGCCTTTATCATGCTTAATCAAAATTTTGATGAAGTCTACGGAAATAACTTTGTCACGGAATTAATGCTTAACGATAACATTGTCGGGGCAGCTGAATTGAAAGTAACAGGTAATGGAACTGATGGTCAGATTTTAAAAACTGATGGTGACGGTACATTTTCATGGATTAATAATGATGTAGGAGATATTACTTCAATAGTAGCAGGAACTGGATTAGATGGAACTAATTTATCTGGACCTATTCCAACTATAAACATTGAAACTGGAGGTGTTGGAACTACGCAATTAGCAGACAATGGAGTTACTCACGACAAACTTTCTGCTCGTTTTACTGCTGAAGTAGCAATAAGTACATTGACAGGTACAGTAAATTATGATTGTGCAACTGCTTCTTCATTTAAATTAAGTGGAGATTTAACTGGAGCTTATACTATAAACTTAACTAATTACAAAAAAGGTCAAGTAATAACAATCTATCCTTTAAAAGCTCAATCGGTTACACTAACTGGAGGTTCTGGAACAGGAGTTTTCAATAAACTTAGTGCTGTTGATTACGACAATACAGTATCTAGTATTTTACAAATTGAGTGTGTTGATGACCAAGCAGCTAACCCAGTATTTTTCTATTCAGTTGCAACTTTTGCAGCAGATTCTACAATTTAAAAATTAAAATATGTTAAGTAAAAGAATACTTTCTTTAATAGCCGTATCTGCAGGTATAGACATTGATTATTTAGTTGTTGCAGGTGGTGGCGGTGGTGGTTCAGCAAGGGGAGCATCTGGTTCTGGAGGGGGTGCAGGAGAGTTTTTATCTCAAACATCTACTTCTGTAGCATTAGACACAAACATTTCTTTAACTGTTGGAGCAGGAGCAGCAGGAGGACCAGGAAGCCAAAATGCTCCTGGAACTCAAGGAAATAATAGCAATTTTATAATACTTACTAGAGGAGGCGGACTTGGTCAATGTAGTTCATTTTCTGGATTACCTGGTGCGGGTGGTTCTGGTGGTGGAGGAGATGCGTCAAACCAGTCTGGAGGAGCTTCAACGGCTGTTAGTCCGGGAGTAGGATTTGCTGGCGGAAATGCTGGGGCTCACGGTGGAGTGTATCCC